TACTTTATAGGGTTCGTTGCCTATCGGCATTTGAACTTACCGAGGCTTCGGTTAGTTGAGCCAGCGTAGCGAATCAGCTCCCATACTTTAGATTTTCTGATTAAACCAGCCATCCCATGAGGAATTCAATGTTCGATTTGTTAGTGGAACAACCATTATTATTTAGTGCAGTTTTTTTAGCTGGTATGATTTTCAAAAGTTTAATTGTCAATAAAATTAAATCTTATGTTATTAAAAAAGTTTCTCCAGGAATAATCAAAAACTACTTAGAAGAGGTTCTTGGAATAAACAGCCTCAATCAAAATATTCAATACAATCCAAACCAACATCAACATAATCATCAAAAGGCAATATTATTGCCCTACTACCCAAATCCACAAAAACAACAAGAGCAAGTACTCTATCCACCAGTACCGCAACAACCTATTTCTGTAGGTCAACCTGCTGATCAAGTACAAGTTTTACAGCCACAACCTATACAGCCTCCACAGGCACTTCCTAAATAATAACAACTTAGAGGAAAAATATAATGTTTCTACTTATTCTAATTGGACTAGGCTTTGCTGGATATTACGCTTATAAAAAATACTTCCAGAACCAAGACCAATCTCCACAACTTCCAAAACCCCAAGATAATAAAGACGTTGTAAGTAACGATAACAACAATAATGACAGTGCTAAATAATGAAATTGCCTGCTAAAGCTAGGAAAGAAGCAAATCAAAAAATATTTGTAGCTTCAAATAAAGTTTTACATAAGACAGGAACTAAAAAATAATGTGGGCCCTATTGCTTCCTCTTTTAGCTCAACTACCCGGAATTTTCGGGTCAATGTTCAGATCTCAAAATGAGCTAATGAAGGCTAAAACAACTGCTGATTTACAAATTCAACTATCTAAAATAGGGCTTGCTGGAGAAATTGCCCGAGCTCAAATGGCTGAAGAATCAGTTATTGTTAAAAGTACTGGCAAACGTTTTAAATACTTCACTTTTTTTATGTGGTTCGGTCCATTCATTCTCGGAATGGTGGCTCCACATTACTCTAAGATAATTTTTGATAATTTAGGTGCCATGCCAGAATGGTACGTACAAAGCTGTATGTTGATTATGTTCACTGTATGGGGAATTAGTGTAAGTGCTGACACAGTCGGTGGAATATTCTCAAGTTTAGGAAGTTTTTTTGCAGCTAAAAGATCACATGCTTTGGAGCTTGCAAAAGTTAATCGAGCACAGTATTATAATGCTCTAAGGGAATTGAAAGGTAAAGTGACTCCAGAAGATGTTAGAACAGGTGAAAAGATTCTCGATGCTATGGATCAGGACGACCAAACAAATGGATCATAGCCTCATCCAATTAGTGTTGCAGTATGCTGTCGCCCCCCTTGGGGCTTTTTGTGTTTGGACTTACAAAAAACACAATCATAAAGTAGAGAAATTAGAAGACCGTGTAGCAAATGTTGAAACATCTACTGCTGTTATTAGAGTAATGGTTGACAGTATTCATCAAGATATAAGAGATATTAAGAGAAGTCTAGAGAAATTAGCGGATAGAGGGTAATGGGGCGAGTAAAGGGCGATAAATACAATAGGAAATATTGCAAGCAACTAACTCGTGGCTTATGTAAGGATGGAATGTCAGAAGAAGAAGTTTGTCAATTGTGGGAAATCAATCCAAAAACTTTTCGTGCTTGGAAAGAGCAGTATCCAGAATTTAAAGAAGCAGCAGATATAGCCAAAAGAGATAGAATCTCTTGGTGGCTAAAACTGAACAGAGACGTTGCTTCAGGTGTAAAAAAGGGAAATGCAGGGGTATTATGTTTTGCAATGAAAAATATTGAGGGTATTAGTTGGCAAGACAAAGTGGAAGTGGCAAATGTAGGTGTAGAGCCTATTAAACAAATAAATATTTCTATATTACCACCTCCAGACACTAAAAAATTAGAACATGGTTCTATCTTGGAACATGACGATGTCTAGAGAATTGAATTTTTCTGTAACAGCCTCTCAGGCAGAATTTTTAGCTCTAGATTGTCCATTTCCTGCCTTTGTAGGGGGTGTTGGTAGCGGAAAAAGCCATGCTATGGCTATTAGTGCTTTTATAGATGCCAGTAAATCTAATGATGCAGTTGTTGCATTATATGAACCAACTCATGATCATATAAAAAGAATTATTTTACCAAAAATTGAAGAACTTTTAAGTGATAATGGAATACATTATACACATAATAAACAAGATCATATAATATACACATCTTCAAAGCAGTTTGGAGATTTTATTTTTAGAAGTTTAGATAATCCTAGCTTAATTGTTGGTTTCGAAGCATTTAGATCACATGTGGATGAACTTGACGTGTTAACAGAGGAAAAAGCACGTGAAGCATGGATGAAAATTATAGCCCGTAATAGACAAAGACCAAAAGGTTTAGAGAATGTGCCTAATAGAGTAAGCGCATATTCTACTCCAGAAGGTTATAAGTTTATGTATAAGATGTGGGGTAATTCTTCTAACAGAGATTATCAAATGGTGAAAGGTAAGACAACAGATAATCCGTATTTACCAAAGGCCTATATCCAGAATTTAATAGATACATACCCAGAGACACTGATTACAGCCTATCTTGAAGGCGAGTTTGTAAATTTAAATTCAATAACTGTTTACAATGCATACAATAGAAGTGCTCATGAATCCTCAGAGACGATTGTCCCTATGGAGACTTTATTTATAGGATGTGACTTTAACGTCAATCATCAGGCGGCTACTATATATGTTAAAAGGAACGGAGGTACTCAGTGGCATGCTGTAGCTGAATTGTCTGATATGCTAGATACTCCAGAAATGATAAGAATTATTAAAGAAAAATGGCCAAACCACGGTATAGTGATGTACCCAGACTCTTCAGGATCTGCTCGGCATTCATCGAACGCCTCTATATCCGATATAGGATTATTACAAAGTGCTGGATTTGAAGTTAGAGCCAGAAAGAAAAACCCAGACGTACGTGACAGAGTACAGGCAACAAACAAAGCATTTGCTAATGGACGGATTTACATTAACTCTAGAGAATGCCCAACAGTAGCTAAATGCCTAGAACAGCAGTCATACGATAAGAATAATGAGCCAGATAAGAAATCTGGCCATGATCATCAAAATGATGCAACCACTTATCCTATTGCATACGAATTTCCAATAAGAAAACCACTATTTTCTCTTGACTTCTCGTTTGTGACATGATATAATAATACAGAGAATAAGAATAATAACCTATGCCAGTTGATGCACTCCACCCAGATTATCAAAAAGCTCGCCAACGATGGGACCTAGTACGTTCCGTTGTTGGTAATGACGCTATGAAATGGATTAGGACAGTAGACCGCAGCAATAGCGATAGGTCGGCTCAATATAAACAAGATGCAATTCTTACAAATTTCACCGCGCTAACAAAAAATGGCTTAACAGGTTTAGTGTTTAGACGTAAACCTAGAATGAGTATTCCATCTGCATTAAATTATCTTTTAGATGATGCTACAGGCCAAGATTTGTCTCTCTTACAATTAAGCCAATTCATTATAGGTGAAGTGTTAGAGACAGGTAGAATAGGTGTCTTAGTAGATTATCCTTTAGTTGAAGAACGTCCGACATTGCTGGATGATCAAATTTCTGGTAATGTAGCTAGACTAAAGCCATATACTGCAGAGTCTATAATCAATTGGCGCACTGATACATTTGGTAGTAAGGTTCTCACTGTACTAGTTGTCTTACAAGAAAATATTAATGAGATAGATCCAGAAGATGGATTTACATGGCAAGTTAAAAAGCAATACCGTGTATTGCAGTTAGATGAAAATCAAGTATATCATCAATCAGTTTATAATGAAAATCTTCAAAAAGTTAGTGAGATAACACCGACAGACTATAATGGCAAAGCATTAAATCAAATCCCATTCTTGTTTATTGGTAGTGAGAATAATGATTCTCTTATAGATAATATCCCTTTGTACGACCTAGCAGTATTAAATATAGGGCATTATAGAAATAGCGCAGATTATGAAGAAAGTATCTTTATATCTGGCCAGCCTACAATATTTATGCATGGTGATATAAGTCTTGAGGAATTTAAAAATACATATAAACAGGGTATAAAGTTTGGTTCTAGAGCGGGATACTATCTAGGTTTAGGCGGTGGCGCTACTCTATTACAGGCTAATCCAAACCAACTAGCAGCAGCTGCCATGGACGAGAAAATGAAGCAGGCTGCGCTAATAGGTGCACGTATTATTGCACCCCCTGGAGGAAGAGAAACAGCGGAAGCCGCAAGAATTAGATATGCTAGCCAAAATAGCGCTTTATACTTAATCTCAACAAATATAAGCCTAGCTTTAACAGAATGTTTAGAGTGGGCGAAAGCCTTTATGACAGACAATGGCAGTAATGTGAGTTTTGTACTAAATGATCAGTTTTACGATGATGCTGCAGATCCTAATTTAATTGCACAGCAATTAATGCTAATGGATAGAGGGATAATAGGAATGAATGACATCAGAGATTACGCT